GCCGCGATGTTTCACCGTGATAGCGGCGCTCATCGGCTCTGCTGGAATATGCAAAACCGATTTCGCTTCCTGCTCCGGCAATTCCGGGTACAGGGCGAGGAGCCGGTCATAATGCTCTTGATGGATACACATAGATTTCTCCTTGTTTTTTAAGTGGTTGTTACAAGACAAATCCAACCACACAGACCTCTGACCGTCCACAAAAATCGACATTAAAAACCAATAAAATCAACGGCTTATTAGCAAGTTTGCAAAGCGTTACCATACATTCACCTCGCATGTTCACGATAAAATTCCGGGCAGAGCGTGACGTACTCCGTATCCTCGGTGGCGCGCGCTTGCAGGTCAGTGAAACTGATGTCGAAACTCTTGCACACGTCCTCGTAATCTTCCTCTTTGCCCTCGCGCAGCATGTCAGCATCCAGCTCGGCATAGTCGCCGCACTGATCTTCTTCGCCGTCTTCATCGGCGGTGAACACACCGCAATAAGCGCAGCCGGATTCTTCGTAGGTAAGCTGGAGCTGGAAGACGAAGCCTTGCTTGCGCAGCCAGTCAGCAATTACGCTCGTGCCTGCGATAGGCGGGCTCCACGGTGATTCAAACGATATGCCGATGCGGTTTTCTGTCACGCATATCGCATCCGGTTCAATGACCGGAAACCATTTGCAGCCAACCTTGCCCAGCATGAACTCGTACCACTGGTCTTCATAATCCTCGCAAGCATCGATCTGTTCCTGAAAAAAAGGCAGATACGAAAACTCGCGCACGACATCACATTCCGGCGAGGCCTTTCCTTTCGCCTTCGCAAGCAGCGCGGCAATGACGGGCGGTTCGGCGGTGATTTCTAAATAATTACTGCACCAATTAGGCATAGTCTTTCTCCTTAAGCTGTGATGGTTGATGGGATGCTGTAGGCAAAATGCTGCCAGCGGGTGATACGCACGGCATGGCCGCACGGTGTTCTGAAATTGTTGCGTCCTTCATAGGTGAAGGTGCTGAATTCCCTGCCGCTCTGGAAGCTGATAGGCTTATCGAATACGATGCTATGGCCGGGCTTTAGCTTTGGCGTTGCCAGCTTGCGCTTCAAATAGGCAATCTCCGCGTCGAGTCCGGCGCGGGTGGAAAAGCGATCTTTCAACTGCTCGTCACTGTATTCTGTGCCAAAATGAAGCACACATGCGGCAGGGCGGTATCGCTCCATCACACCGCGGTAGTATGCGGCATCGTATTTGCCGAACCATTCCTCTACGCTCATCGTATGGCCTTCCAGCCCATGCGTCAGGCAATGTGCGCGGATGGCATCAAACAAGAAATAAAAGGGGATGGCGAAATCGCAATCCTCTTCATACCAGCCATCGTCACATCGAAACTCGGCGGGTATCTCGGCATTGAGCTTCTGAAACACCTTCAATCCGCCGTGGCCTGAGGTGTGGTAAAACGTGACGCCGGGCATATACTGGTTGCCGCCCTGCGATTTGCCCCACGGTGTCGATATGCCTTCAAATTTTCTGGACATAGACCACTCCGCTTTCAGGCTGTTCGCTCGGATTAAGAAGTGTTACCGTGCCGGCATCGTCATCGATCGCTACCGGGATGCTGCCGCTTAAAATGCCTTCGGCTTCCTCACGCGTTAGGCCATAACCATCGCTCATGGTTTTGATTGCGCGCTCACGTGTCGCCTTGTGGCGCTTGCCCACGCGGTAGTCATGCTGCATGGCGCGGAAGATGCCTGGCGTGTAAAACATCGCACTGCTAGTGAGCTGCTTCTGTTTGGATAAATTCATACGATTCCTTTCTGGTTAAGTGATTGAAATTCAGTATCTAAATCCAATCACACGGACACTTTACCGTCTACAAAAATCGACCATAAAAACAATAAAAAACAACAGCTTATAGCAAGTTTGCCAAGTGCAGCTGCTCGCCCATAATGATTCGTCCTCGGCAGGCGAAGGCGCGGCATCAGGTGATGACGCAGCGGGTCAAGCCGTATCGTAAACGGCGGCTGCTATCCCCGCGCGATTCGTCGCGCGGGGATGCTTTCTCAAAACTCAAATGCCATCTGGTTTTTCGTTTTCACCACTATCGGCGGCGCCGGGGGCAAGGGCTTAAATTCCGGCAAGGGGTCTTGCGGGATGCCCTTCGTTTCGCGGATGATCTTCCACATCGGCGTTTCCCTACGTTCCCACCATTCCATGCGCAGCGTATCGCCATGCACCACTTCGCCCACCAGCTGCAACACCGACAGCTGGAAATACGCCATGTTAAAACAGGTGCGGTTAATATCGATTGCCTGAAACCACATCACCCGGCGCGGGTCATGCCCTTCATCACGTAGCGCATTTCCTGCCTCGATCAGCATGACGCCCGCGCCACAACACGGCTCCGATACGCGGATGATGCCTTGGCGCTCGATCAACTCACTAGCGCCGACCATTTGCATTTGCGCCATCATCCGGCAAACATGCACCGGCGTGAAAAACTCGCCATTGAATTTATTGGAGATACCCAAATCCATGTAAATCTGCCCGATAAAATCTTCTTTGGTATCGCGCAGCGCCATCACCGATATGCCATAGAGCGCCGTAATCGCATCAAGCTCTTTTGCATCGTATTTCTTGATGGTTTCCATGTAGCGCTGCTCGATACGCTCAAATTCTGCATCCATTGTCAGTGCGCCCTCATGATAAGGCTGCTGATGCACGGTACAGGCGGCAATCTCGATAAAATCTCGAAACACTTCATGCCAATTACGCCGATAGCTCAACTGGTCGAAGTGCTTGCGAAAATCCTTAAAGTAAGGGGAGCTGGTCATGTGCCGGCACTCCTTCTTGCTCACAGGTCAGGTAATAATCCAGCAATCCGTTCGCATGTAATCCCGCCTGCTTAGGAAAGCGGTTACATTCAGCGCGACTGAACGCAGGCACTTTTTCCGCCATCAGAATGTCCGATAGCGTCACCTGGGGATGATAACGGCTAGGCTTCTTGATACGGTAAAGCGTCCAGCACTTGCCGCCGGTGTAATGCTCAATCACATCGATGCGGTAGGGCTGGCAGCGATAGGTGTAAAGCGCCTGAAACAGTACGGTCATACAGCTACCGCCATGTCCTCTGGCATGTAGCGCAGCATCCGGCAATCGTCTTTGCTCGCGCGCTGTATCGCTTCGATGATGCCGATTAGGTAGGCTTCGCCGCGATGTTTTATCATCCAGCCGCAGGACATGCTCTCAAACGCCACGTCCTCTTTAATCGTCAGCCATTCGTCGCCGCCATCATCCTGCTGGATAAAGCAGAGATTGCCGAGCGTGAATGCGCTACCAAGTGACCAGTTGCCTTGCCGGAGTTTGCCGATCAGCTCGGCCATATCCTGACATTCGTAAAAGCTGCGTTCGTTAAATTCCGGGTCGCATGCGCGGCGCACCCAGCGATTATTCCGGCCAAGCGCCAGCCATGTGGAAAGGTAAGTGTCCATCGTATCCTCGCTATAGGAAAAGATGGCGGGGCTGTGATGCCCCGCCATTGGTGAAGGGAAGAGTTAAAACGCCATGCCTTTAGGCAGCCACATTTTCAGCCGTTCTTGCTGCTCCGGTGTGAATTGTGGCTGGTCGGGATTGGCAAAGGCGGCATCCAGTGGAGCAACCGCTTCATCCTTTTTCTTGCTGGCGTGTTGCTTTGCCCATTCTTCGCTGAGCACTTCCTGGCCGATTGCCAACACGTCCTTCTTCGTGACGGCATCGAGGAAATTATCCTTCCTCGGACGCCAATGCTGCGCGACATCGACGCCAAGGCGCTGACCAACAATATCGAACAGGAAGGATTTTCCTTTCTCACCAGACAGCTGCGGCGTCAGCGCGCGGGCAACACAGGCGGCGAACAGCCGTTGCTTGTCCTCAACGCTGAGTGCGCAGAATGCCTGCCAGCGTTCGGCTTCATCCTTGTGATTCAGCCATGCCATCGGCAAGGCCTTGAGCAAGGTTTCTTCCTGGGCTTTGAGCGCCTTGCTCATATCGTCCGTGCCGATGCTGACGCTGTATTTATTGGCGCGCACCTGTAGCCAGTCATGGCCATAATAATAGGATGGGTTAAGGTCACGCATGCACATGACATAGAGCGCGGCATCGAACGCCGTTTCATAGTCCTGTGCCATGGAAAGCCGCATCACCTGCAGGCGATTGGCCTTGAGCCTGTCAACCAACGCTTTGCTGTAGGCAAAACTCTGATCGGGGCTTTCATCATGTCGGCTGGAATAGCCCGGCGCGTCATCATCTTCGCCGGGTTCGCCTTCATCTTCGACTTCTTCCGGTTCCGCTGGTGTATCATCCTCCGGTCGGACAAGCCCGCCGGTAAAATCAAGGTCGCCATCGTAGCCGATAGTCACGATACAGCCGGAAATAGCCTTTTCCTCATCGTGCCATCCTGAATAGGCAGCGATTTTGGCTCCGACTTCCGCCAGTTGCTTCTGAATAGGCTCGGCTTCGCTTTCGTCTGCCTCGCGTTCTTCCATCTCCTGCAACTTGCGCTCCAGTGATTCCTGCTTTTTCGTGAGTTTTGCAGGCACTTCGCCTAGCTCATGCTCATGAATCTGCCGGAAATTGCGCTGCTCGCTCCAACCGAACGACTCACGCGCCTCTGCCCATTTCCATGAGGCCTGCAGTTCGGTCACTGCCTGCTGCAACTTTGCCTCTGCCAGTTTTTGCAACAGCGGCACATCATCCAGATAACAGAGGCCGTGCTCACTGAACAAATCACGCCGCACCGCGCCGCCTGCCTGTTCATAAGCATCCACGCCAACAAACTTGGCGAGGCGGTTATCGCTTCGTACCATCTTCTCGGTCAATGCTTGGCGGATGGTATTGGGCTGTCGGATTTCATAAGAATCCTTGAACCTCTTATACACTTCTTCTTGCCGCGCATGGTCATCACAGAGAGTAAAGGCCATTAACGCATCCAGCGATACATGCTCGTCGCGGTAGGCATTCATCAATACCGGCGACAGGCGACCCATTTTCAGGCGTTGCTCGACGACAGAATCTGATGTGCCGAACCGGGTAGCGATATTGCTCACGGTCAGGCCATCTTCATCCATCAGCTTTGCCCATGCCTCATACTGATCGGCTGGGTGCATAGCGGTACGCACCACGTTTTCGGCAAGGCTGATTTCCTTGGCATGCACGGCATCTACGATGCGGCATTCAATGTTTTGGCCTTTGGGAAGTTTACCTTCCTTCACCAGTTCTTTGAGCGCAGCAAGGCGACGCCCTCCGGCGACGACTTCGAACTTATCGCTGCCTTCAACCGGCAGTACGATTAGGTTATGTTGCAGGCCGTGCGAAACAATGCTGGCTTTCAATGCGGCAATGTCTTTTTTCGGCTCGGTTTTCCTGACGTTGAAAACCTTGGAATGTATTAACGACGTTAACGGTATGGCTTGCATAGTATTCTCCTTGGTTATGGTTACGGAAATGCTTGATTTCCAAATCAAATCCAAGCACGCAGACGCTTTGCCGTACACATAAAAACGCAAGCAAAATCAATTATTTAGCTAGTAACCTAGCGGGAATTAGAGGGACTTAGTGTGTTCTATGGTGCTGTACCAACTGCCTGCATCGAGCAGGTCTTTCGCATTCTGGATTTTTCGCAATGGAAGGCGGCTTATGTCTGCTGCTCTGGCTCGTTCCGCATCGAGCGCGCGCTAAAGGCAAAGTTCCCGCATCTGCAAGTATTCAGCAATGACGTGAGCCTGTATTCCTCGGCGGTCGGTTATCTCGCCTGCCACCGTGAATTTAATATCCGCTTCGAAGGCGCGCTGGCTTTTATTGAGGAAAGGCCGGACGTCAACAGCTTCTTTGAGAAAGTGGCGGCGCTGCTCGTCGCTTGCGACATGGCGCGTTTCGGCGGGCGCAAAAACGAGTATGCCCGTAAGCACTTCGAATACTATGTAGAGAATTTCGAACTATTTTTTAATCGCGCTAAAGACCGGCTTGACCGCACCATTCCCGAAATGCCGCTGGACGGTTATTTCTGCGGCGACTGGCGCAAGCACGTCACGCAGGCGATCGAGCAAGGCGCGGGCATCCTTGCATTCCCGCCGTTCTTCAAGGGCGATTACGAAAGCCAGTTCAAATTCATTGAGGAGAATATTCACTGGCCTGCGCCGGACTATGACCTCTACGAGCCGAAAATGCTGGGGCAGATCATCGATGACGTTGACGCTGCCGGCACACCGTATTGCATTCTCTCCGACCAGCTCTTTGAACACCGCAAGCCGGTGCTGGAATATGTGACTGGGCGCAAGGTGCCGCATTACTGCTACGCCCGCACCGACAAATCCAGCGTGCGCCATATTTATAAAGCGCCGGAGCCGTTCGCATACGACCCGATCAATCCCGCGAAACTGACCGCTAATAGCAATGTGCAGATCGTGCAGGCGGAAAGCCGCCACATGGATTTCATCAAGGACATCTACCTGCAAAAGACCATCATCCATTCCACCGGCGTTGCCAATTTCCTCGTCTTTATCGACAAGATGCTGGTGGGCGGCATCATCTACAGCCTGCCGAAATATCCAACATTTGGCCATAGCACGATTTACCTGCTTTCCGACGTCACGCTATGCCGCGAAGCCAAGCTCTCAAAATTCATCGCCTATCTCGCCACTTCCAAAACGCTACTTGACCTGGTGAGCAAAAAACTCATTAGCCGCGTGGATTTCGTAGTGACCACAGCGCGCACCCATAATGCGGTGTCGATGAAATACCGGGGCATCTACGAAATCCTGAATCGCCGCGAGGCCGATGATCCTGCAGAAGGCAATATCATCAACTACGGCTCGAAATTGCGCAACGAAACACCGCAAGAGATTTACTCTCGCTGGTACTGGCCTAAATACGGGAAATCCTATGTCCAAAAACACGCCAAGTCAGCAGCCTGACATAATTGTGCCGATCGATGCCGGTCAATACCGCTTCATCACGCCGGAGGAAATTATCTACCCTGTAGCGGGCGACGGTGATGGGGAAACCGTGATAGTCTGTTTTGCGGCGGTGCCATCGAGCATAATTTATACACTGGCGGCGGAGGAAAATGCTCGCTTTATGACCGCTGACCAGATGCGCCGACTGGCAGGTAATCTGAAAAAAGACAATGCGCTCACCAGCGCCGTGCTGGTTTATCCCGATGCGGAAAGCCGCAAACTCGTTGTGCTTTCTGGCAATCACCGCGTCGAAGCCGCTATACTTGCCGGTCAGCGAATCATCCCGGTGATGGTGATTCAATCCTATCTCACCGAGGAGCGGAAACTTGCCATCCAGCTTTCGCATAATGCCATCACTGGGCAGGATGACCCGAATATTTTGGGCAAACTCTACGAAAGCCTGACGATGGAATACAAGGCCTATTCCGGCCTGACCGATGACAGTTTTAATATTCTCGAAAAGCTCGACATCGACAGCCTGGCAATCGGCACACCGCAATACGAAGAAATCTTGCTGCTGTTTCTGCCCAACGATAAAGAGGCCTTCCTGAAACATCTGGAACGCTTGGGCAAGCCAGTGGAAAAACGCACCTATCTTATGGGCGAATATGAAGACTACGCACGCCTTTTCGATGCCATCGTTGCCGTCAAGCAATTCAAAAATATCTTTAACACAGCGGTAGCCATCCGCGCGCTTGCGGATCTAGCCATCGAGCGTTTGCAGCAGCTGGAGGCCGAAGCGAATTTGGAGCCGCAAGCTGATGTCAAAGAAACCTAAGTATTCTGCGAAGGAAATTGAACTCGCACTTCGAGAATCCGCAGGACTTCAATACATCGCCGCCACCAAGCTCAAATGCGCGCCGAGTACCGTCACCAATTATGTCAAACGCAACAAACACCTGCAGCGCGTTGTCGAGGAATGCCGCGAGGGGGTGCTTGACCTGGCCGAAGGCAAGATACTCGAAAAAATCCGCGATGGCGATATCGCCGCCATCATTTTTTTTCTCAAAACCAAGGGCAAGAACCGTGGATATACCGAGCGTCTGGACCCGAACAATCCCGACGGCAAACCGCTGCCCAGCGTAATCGAAACCCCAGCTCCAATCGAGAATGATGACGCATGGGAAGCAAAATACAAACCAAAGAGCGGATAACGCCTTATATTGTCATCTGGAAACCGCAACCCGGACCACAAACATCACTCGTCACTTGCCCAATCTTTGAAATCTTTTACGGCGGTGCGCGCGGTGGTGGCAAGACAGACGGCATGCTGGGCGATTTTGCCATCCACGCTGACAAGTATGGCAAATACGCGCGCGGTGTATTTTTTCGCCGTACCTATAAACAGCTTGAAGAAGTCCAGTATCGCGCCCAGCAACTCTTTCCCAAGCTCGGCGCACAGTGGCTGAAAGGTGAGCAGATATGGCTTTTCCCTAATGGTGCAACGCTCAAAATGCGCCATTTATGGGACGAAAGCGATGCGGAGAATTATCAAGGCCACAGCTACACCTGGATTTGCATCGAGGAAGCGACCAACTGGCCGACACCTGCCGCGATTGACCGCATCCGCGCAACGCTGCGTTCCGCGCATGGCGTGCCGGTGCGTTTACGGCTGACCGGCAACCCTGGCGGTGCAGGCCATAACTGGGTAAAGCAGCGCTATATCACTCCGGCGCCAAGCGGCTACACCAAACTCATCGACCCGGTGAGCGGCGAAGCGCGCGTATTCATTCCGGCAAAGTTGGAAGACAATCCGGCGCTGACGCTCAAAGACCCCGGCTATGAGCGCCGCCTATTGCAGGCAGGCTCCGCTGCACTGGTCAAAGCATGGCGCTTTGGCATATGGGATATCGTCGCGGGCGGATTCTTTGATGATGTATGGAGTCCGGGGCGGCATGTGCTTACGCCATTCAGTATTCCTGCAAACTGGCGCATGCGCCGTTCGTTCGACTGGGGCTCGGCAAAGCCTTCCTCGCTCGGCCTATGGGCGGAGAGCGACGGGCAAGTGGTCGAAAATCTCGGCCTCCATTTCCCGCGCGGCTCGCTGATTCGTATCGGCGAATACTACACCGTCGCCAAAGACCAGCAGGGTTATGTGAAGCCGGATACTGGTATGAACCTCAATAATAAGCAACTCGGTGCAGGCATCGTCAGCCGCAGCCAAGGCGTTAACTGGCGTGGCTGCGTAGCCGATCCTTCCATCTTCATCAAGGCGGGTGGGCCAAGTATCTATGACCAGTTGCGCGAAGGCGCGCGGGAAGCTGGCGGCATGATTACCTTTTCCAAGGCCGACAACAACCGCGTTGCTGGCTGGCAGAAGATGCGTGGCATGTTGCAGGCCAGCTTAAAGGAAACGCCGGAAAGCGCAGGTTTATGGGTTTTCGATAACTGCGTGGATTGGATACGAACTGTTCCCGTCTTGCAGCGCGACAACAAAAACCCCGATGACGTGGACACTGTTTCCGAAGACCACGCGGCCGATGAAACCCGATACGCGATCATGGGCGGCGGCGAAAAACAAACAAGCAGCGAATTCAGGTTATAATTCATGACTAAAAAACCAACGATAGACACGCCATCACTTGCGTATCTCGATATGATTTGTGACCTGGAGCTGGTAACCGCGCTTATGGGCGGCACGGAGGCGATGCGCGAGGCAGGACAAAAATATCTGCCGCGTGAGCCGAAGGAGAGCGTGGCTGCTTATCGCAACCGCTTGTCGCGCTCGGTGCTATATAATGCCTTTGCCGATACTGTGCAAAAGCTAGTGGGCAAGCCGTTTTCCAAGCCGGTGAACATCCTGCAAGATACGCCGGAACAAATTAAGGAATGGTGCAACGATATTGACCTGACCGGCGGCAACATTACCACCTTCTGCCGTGAAATCTTTGAATACGGCCTCACCGATGGGCTGGTTCACTTGCTGGTCGATTACCCGCGCAATGACGGTGAAAAAACGCTTGCCGACGAACAGATACTGAAAACACGGCCTTATATTGTGCCGGTGCGGGCGGCTGACCTAATCGGTTGGCGCTCGGAACTGATCAACGGCATCCGCACGTTAACACAGGTGCGTATACGCGAAAACGCTACGGAAGCCGATGGCGATTGGGGCGAAAAACTCGTTCAGCGTATCCGTGTTCTCTATCCTGATCGTTTTGAACTTTATGAGCTGCAAAAAAAGGCATGGGTTATCGTTGACCAAGGCGTGACCTCGATTGGCCGGATTCCGCTCGTCACCTACTACACAGGAAAAACCTGCTACATGGCAGCCAAACCGCCATTGCTAGATTTGGCGCATCTCAACGTGCTGCACTGGCAATCATCGTCTGACCAAGAGCATATCCTGCACTTCATTCGTTTTCCGCTTTTGCATGGCGCGGGCTTTGCCCAAGACCAGAAAGACATCGAAATCGGGCCAAACCGGATGATTATCTCGGAAGACGCTCAGGCAAAACTCACCTTCGTCGAGCATACAGGCGCAGCCGTTGACAGCGGAAGAAAAGCCATTCTCGACATTGAACAGAAAATGGAGACGATGGGCGGGCAACTGCTTACCCAGCGTTCCGGTGATAGCACCGCAACAGCGGCGGCACTAGATACTGCCAAGATCAATTCCGCCCTGCATGACATGGTGCGCCGCTTAGAAAATGCCATGCAACAGGCATTTGGCCTCATGATGCTCTGGGCAAAAATGCCTGCCGACACAGTGGGCGGTGTCAATATCAATGAAGATTTCGGCCTGTCGCTGATCTCCGGCAAGGACGAAGATACGCTGCTGAAATCGCGGCTATCCGGTGAACTCTCCCGCGAATCCTACCTCACCGAACTCAAACGCCGCAACGTACTGCGTAATGAGCTTGATGTTGAGGAAGAAATGACCCGCATCGAAACCGAAGGCCACACCAATACCAATAATCCTAATGGCAATATGGCGTAGCAACTATGCAAAGTGTTAATGAAGCACTATTCCATGCCGGTGTGCAGCACCAGATTTACCTGCAACGCTACTCTACGCAGGTAGTGCAAGAGATGCTGTATATTCTTGACCAGAGCCAAAGCGATATAACTGCAAAACTTGCCAATGCTGATTTGACAGAATTTTCACAAAAGCGCCTGCGTATGATGCTTGTTGAGATTCGCCAACTTAACATCGAGGCATATAAAGTTTTACAAGACCGCCTGAAGGGTAAGCTGACCGACACGGCGCATTATGAGGTGGATTTTAATGCCAACCTCATCGAGAAAATGCTGCCTATCGAAATTACGCTGATAAGGCCGTCAATTGATGCGCTTTCCGCGCTGGTACGCAGCAAACCCATGCAAGGACGCTTTATCGCGGATGAGGTGTATGACCTCGAAACAGCACGAGTAACGCGGATTGAACAAGCCATCCGCATCGGCATGATTGAAGGCGAAACCAACGCAGACATCATCCAGCGCATACGCGGCAGCAAAATCTTGAACTACAAAGATGGTATCCTGCAACGCTCGCGTGATGATGTGGAGCGGCTGGTGCGCACTTCTATCACGCATATCACGGCGCGCGCGCGGGATGAATTATATCAGGCTAACGAATCCGTCGTGAAGGCATGGCGTTTCACTGCCACCCTCGATCGCCGCACCACCGTTATTTGCGCCTCACTCGATGGGCAGGTATTTGACCTGGGCAATGGGCCGATGCCACCGCGCCACTCAAACTGCCGATCCTCTACCACACCCATTCTGAAATCCTGGCAGGAGCTAGGCATTTCTGCCAAAGAATTAACTGAAAGCACTCGCGCCTCAATGGACGGGCAAGTGCCGGAAAGCCTGACGTATCAGGAATGGCTCAAGAAACAGCCGCAGGATGTGGTTGACGATGTGCTGGGAAAAACCAAAGGCAGGCTATTCAATGAGGGCGGGCTTACCCTTGATCGCTTCGTCGATTTCAAAGGCGAGGTTTACACGCTCGCTGAATTAAAAAAACATGAAGCAGCCGCCTTTGCAAAGTTGCAATAATTTAGCCAGCCGCTATAATAGGCGGCTATGGGAAATGAAAAAAATATAGCGCGGTTTGCTGTGATTGAGGGCGGTCAACGTTCAAGAGCAGAATTGCAGTACGAAGACGAGAATCGAGTTACTTGTCACGTGTGCATGAATTTTGAAGGTGTTGATACCACTGAGTTCGTGCCAGCACATACGATGGTCATGCGTAAGGACAACGAATTGAAACCAGTCATTACGCGGTTACTCTGTTTGAGCTGTCTGGTTAAAGGCAGAAAGACATTCATTACCTAATCATCTGATCACCACATCACACGAATAAAGAGCCGCTTCGGATTTCCGGGCGGCTTTTTTGTTGCGCTTGTCCGGCGGGAAGCTGGCAGGCGCTTTTTCAACGGCGAGAGGCCATAACCAAAGGAGAACTTATGCAAACCCTTCCCATCAATACGGATTCCCTCGATGCAATTCCTGAAGAATCCCACAAGCTGTATCAGAAAACCGACGATGGAAAATATGCGCTGAACCCAACGGAATTGCTGGCAGCACTCACCGCCAAGGACAAAGCTTTATCCAGCGAGCGCAAAATCCGCACCGACTTTGAAACCAAATACACCAAATCGGCAAAGGAGCTGGAAAGCATCGATAAGGACAAATACGGCAAGCTGCTCGAAAAGGAAAAAGAGTGGGAAACCGAAAAAGAACAGCGCGAGCGTGAAACGCTGGAAGCCAAGGGCAAATACGAAGAAGCCCTGGAGAAAACCAAAGGCAATTTCACCAAGGAAATTTCTGACCTCAAAGCCGACTTCGAGAAAAAACTGAAGAAGGCCAACGAATCCATCGAGCGTTCCGAGGGCGACAAGAAAAACTATATCCTCGACGACAAAATTCGCCGCGCCGTTATCAAGGCGGGCGTGTTTGCCGATGATGTGGATGACGTACTGGTGCTAACTCGTGGCCGTTTTTCGTTGGATGATAATTTCAATGTGGTGGTCAAAGACGATTCCGGTAACGCATCGGAAACCACCGTGGATGCGTATTTCAGCGAAGCATTCAAAAAGCAAAAGCCGAAATTCTACCAAGGCACGAACGCCTCCGGCAGCGGATCACCCGCTGGCAAGGGTGGGAAACCAACCGCAGGCAATGCCGGTGAGCTGACTTCTATCCAAAAAATCCAGATGGGCTTGCAGAAAAAGTAGCCCAGCTGCCAACCAGTTTTTGAAGGCGTGTTCCCGTGATGGGACACGCCTTTTTTATTGCCCGATTCCGGCGGCGGGAGAGCCAAAGCCGAGCGTGCAGAAAAACGTCCAAACCGCGGGGGAGCCAACGTGTGGAACGCCAACTCAACTTTAACCCTCAATAATGGAGAACCACTATGGCTTCTGTAACCCTCGCGGAAAGTGCCAAACTTTCCCTTAATATGTTGATGGCCGGTGTGATTGAAAACGTCATCACCATCAACCGCTTCTACCAGCTCCTGCCTTTTTCTGAAATCGAAGGCAACGCGCTGGCCTACAACCGTGAAAACGCTCTCGGCGACGTGCAATACGGCGGCGTGGGCGGCGTTATCACCGCGAAAGCGGCGGCAACCTTCACGGCGGTAACTTCCAGCCTCACCACTATCCTCGGTGATGCGGAGGTGAATGGTCTGATTCAGGCAACCCGTTCCAACATCAATGACCAGAAGGCAATTCAGGTTGCCTCCAAAGCAAAATCGCTTGGCCGTAAATATCAAGACGGCATGATCAACGGTGACGGTACGGCGGACAGCTTCCCTGGCTTATTGAGCCTTGTTGACCCGACGCAGACCATCACGGCCAACGCAGGTGCCGGCAACGGTGACGTGCTTACCTTCGCCTATCTCGATCAGCTGATTGATATGGTGACGGATAAGGACGGTCAGGTTGATTATATCCTCATGCACGCGCGTACCTTACGCTCCTACCTCGCGCTTCTGCGTGCGTTAGGCGGCAATAGTGCATCGGATATTATGACCCTGCCAAACGGCGAGCAAGTGCCTGCCTACCGCAACATTCCTATCTTCCGCAATGACTACATTCCTATCACCCAGACCCAAGGCACGAGCACCAACTGTACGACGGTGTTTGCCGGAACGCTGGATGATGGCTCGATGAGTCATGGCATTTCTGGCCTCACGGCTACGAATGAAGCGTCGGGTATGCAAGTTGAGGAAGTCGGCATTTCCGAAACCAAGGACGAAACCATCACCCGCGTCAAATGGTACTGCGGGCTGGCCTTGTACTCGCTCAAAGGGCTCGCTGCCGCCAAGG